GCCCGAAGATATGGGTTTGGGGCGAGCCCCAACAAGCAGCCTTTGTGCCACTTGTGGCCACAGAGGCATTGCTTGCCATTTAGCTATTTAGCAATATACTGCAAAAAAGATTATTGAGTTTATACAACATCTATTGTTTTACGCAATACCTCCTTAAAATATCTATATTAAGAAAATTCGCCACAAATTTTCGGTGATTTATCAATCGCTTTTCGAGTTTTTATATGTTTATGCAAAAAGAATGATATTTTTTTTATATCAACAAGTTCTCTTTCTTTTTATCGTTTTAACTCAAACATCAAAACACAAAACTTGAATACCCGGTTTTTATATCAGAAAAATATACGATATATGTTGATAATTAACAATTTATTAAGTTTTATTTACCATTTTTAGATTATATTGCATATATAGGGATTCTGTGGTATACTACAGTTAGTTATAAAAAGCTCATAACCGATTAGTAAAGGGAGGGATACCATTGGGGCTATAGAGGAGGAGAATTTGAGAGAATAGTGCCTTACATAATGGTGGGCGCTAAAAAATCTGAGTTTGTTACTATGGTAAAGTCTCAAGGAGGTCATTTATGAAGAAAGGTTTGAAAAAGGCATTGGGTCTGTTGGTAGCGCTGAGTCTCATGGTAGTTGGTAGCGCATTTAGTGCTCTTGCTGCTGATTCTCCAGAACAGAGACAAACATTCAGTGTCGATCTGAATAATTTTGACGAAAGCCAGCCCTATTCGGAAACATTACATTTCGAGAAGGACGGTCAGCCGGTAACAGTGACACTTAGCTATACGCCTCCTTTAACTCGTGATCCTGCTACTGAAGGAACGTGGAAATCGGATGCATTTTGGGGTGTCGCAGGTATGGATTACAGATTTGACTTATCAAAGAGTGGTAGCCAGTGGAAAATTTCTAATGCACGTGATTTAAATACCTACTGTGTTGGCGGAACGGTTGAAGATGAAAGTTTAGCCATTGGCCGTGCAACATCTACCTCAAGCAAAGCGGCCGAAGTGACTGGCTCTATGAGAGCAAATGTAGTCGGCGGAGTAGGAACACTTTCTTTCGCTTTAAGAACGGAAGTTTTTAATGGAGAAGTTTCTACCGTATTAAATTAAGAATAATATAAGTAGAGTCCTATTCAAAAAGGTGTTGATGTAAATATGTCGGCAATGTCTATATTTTTTCTAGTTGTATGCTCCGTCCTTGGACTTGGTGTTTTATACTGTATAGCTCGAATTATAGGATGGCTATTCAATCAGATAAAAAATAATGCTGATTAAGTGAAAGCAATTATACAATTTAAAAGGGTTGTTGCAAAGAGAAAAGTAATGTTCTGTATATGGTAGATTTAATAATTGACATATACTATATATAGTAAATTGAGTCTGTTTTGTAACAACCTTTTTAAAAGAAAATTTTTAGTAACAATTAGATAGAGTAGAGGTACGTTAACCATTAACATATCCTCTACTCTATTTTTTTATTTTTGCCTCCTATCTACGACAAATTTTGCAAAAAATACATTATATGATAATAAAAGAACTACGAGATTTTTACGCGGAGGTTGCTAATAACATGAGTTAGATTATTGAGAAAAAATAGATGAAGCAACGCCCCTTTTGCTTTACCTCCTCCTAGATGGGAGGAGTTTTATTCCAATTTAAACTTTTTTAAGGCTCAAACAAGCTGTTATTTGTTTGAGCTTTTTTTATGTTCGACACCTTATTTCAGGATTTGCTATCGAAACAGAGCCAGTCTTGAGATAAGCTGTCGAGGCTTTTTTAGAACGAGTAGCCATCTTTACTATTTTATAGATTTTTCACTGTTATTTTTTGAAAATTTCAGAAATTTCAGCCTACATATACGCTCCCCGCCGCTTCTGTTTTGTTGTCCATCCATCACAAAACAAAGCGGAGGTTCAATATGGCTATTATAAATTTACGGGACTATTACCCTTTTTATACGTCAGACTACTTTATGGAAGTACCAGAAGATGTTGTTGAAATGTTCAAGGAGTTTGACCGGAAGGAAGCCGCTTACCGTCTGCGTACATACCGGCACAAAGCCTATTACTCCCTGGATCGGAATGATGGAATTGAGCATGAGGCGCTTTTCGTTGCGTTCTCTCCCTATGAACTGTATGAGCGTAAAGTGACGATACAAGAACTCTATACCGCCATCTCACGACTGCCCGACAAACAGGCAAAGCGCATTTACGCTCATTTCATTCTCGGCTTGACGAAACAAGACATTGCCCGGGCCGAGGGTGTGGATGAAAAGGTCGTGCGGCTCGCCATTGAGCGCGGCCTTCGGAACTTGGAAAAAATTTTAAAAAAATTTTTATAAGGTGTACCGATTTCGCCTCAAAAATGAAATGGCTTATGAGAGGCAGTCAAAGCCTCGGGCCACATTGGCCCGAAGCGGGACACGCCTCACGCAGATTGAAAACTGAATAAAAGATAGACGGATACGAAGGGTGCTTGTGTCCAGTGACAGGCCCGCCATGACCTCTATTTTTACACTAGAGAGAGCGACCAGGCCCATGCCGTAGGCAGACTGTGGCAGGTCTGCCGGACAAAACACAAAACCCGGATACTTGCGATTAGTCACAATCCGAGCGTGCAGCGGTGTTGCGAACCGTGAGCCGTCGCAGGTAATGAGATCGCCTTGCCATCAGAATGGGGAGAGCTGAAATGCTATGGGACAAAAAGCCAACTGTCCGTCCGGTCTATCTGAAAAAACTTTCTAACCTGTGGGGCCCTTCCTCTATTACTGTCTGATGATAGGGCAACCGTTCTGGCTGGGCCCCATATTTTTCTATGAACAGGAGAATTTTATGAAGGAAAATATATCTAGTCCAGAATTAACGCTGAATATATGGAGTAATGACGCCTGCCGGGGCTATGTGATTATGGCCATGCAGGACTGTGGATTCACCCATAAAGATATTAGCCGTGTAGTAAATCAGCTTTATGGAGTGTTTGACTTATACACACTCAACGAGGCTGAACAGAAATATTATAACGGCGATTATTAGCTTCGGGCCAACGTGGCCCGAGGCTGGGGAAAGCTCAAAGGGCAGTTCCTTCCAGGGAGCCGCTTTTTTAGGTTTCCCCAGCAGACAAGAGGGAAGCTGGCCGCTGTTCATCCGTACTGAAAAGTGGAGGTTTTCGATGGTTCAATCTGTTACATACCAAAGCGAAAAACAATCCGTATATTTTCAAGGGAAACTTATCGTATTGGAAAATCTAATTCCGGTACTATCCCCGGATGAAAAGAACAAGCGAAAAAGAGAAATCGAAAATCACTTATATGATGTGTTCAGTAAATACACGGACAGATTTTACTAATCAACCGCAACATTGTTGTCCGGGGCTGCCTATGGTATAATATAATTGTAAGGTTGGTAGCTCCATTCCATACGGAAGGAGCCCAATATGGACATTATCAGAGAAGATTGTATATACGCGAGACAGTCGGTAGACCGTAAGGACAGTATCAGCATTGAAAGCCAGATTGATTTTTGTAAGTATGAGCTGAAAGGCGGAAGCTGTAAAGTATTCAAGGATAAAGGCTATTCCGGGAAGAATACGGACAGGCCGGAGTTTCAAAAGCTGTTAGGAGAAATCCGAAAGGGCCGGGTGCGGCGGGTAATCGTTTATAAGCTGGACAGAATCAGCCGTTCCATTCTGGACTTTGCAAACATGATGGAGCTGTTCCAGGAATATGACGTGGAGTTTGTTTCGTCCACAGAAAAGTTCGACACCTCAACCCCAATGGGGCGGGCCATGCTGAATATTTGTATCGTATTCGCACAGCTTGAACGTGAGACAATCCAGAAACGCGTCACGGACGCTTACTACTCCCGGTGCCTGAAAGGTTTTCACATGAGCGGACAGGCCCCCTATGGTTATCAGTTGGAGCCGACAGTGGTTGAAGGTATCCGCACAAAAAAGATGGTGGCAGACCCCGAAACTTCCCAATATGTAAAGCTCATGTTTGAAATGTATTCCGAGCCGGAAACGTCTTTTGGTGACATTACACGGTACTTTGAGGAACAGAACATCAAAGTTTACGGTAAATCGCTATTCCGTACCTTTATTTCACAGCTTTTAAGAAATCCTGTTTACGCACAAGCAGATTTAGAACTCTACGAATTTTTTAAAAGCCAGGGGGCGGCTATTGTCAATGACGCTTCCGATTTTGCCGGAACCAATGGCTGTTATCTCTATCAGGGCCGGGACGTGAAGGAGGATAAAGACAGGAGCCTGAAAGACCAGATACTTGTAATCGCTCCACATGAAGCGCTCATACCGTCTGATGTATGGCTGAAATGCAGGAAGAAGCTAATGACAAATAAGAGTTTTCAACAAGGACGTAAGCCGAAAAATACATGGCTTGCCGGAAAAGTTAAATGCGGGTGTTGCGGATATGCCTTAAAGGCAACACACGTTCCGAACAGCGAAGGCTATTTTCGCTGTAGTAAACGGACTGAAAATAAAGGCTGCCCGGGCTGTGGTAAAATCCGTAAATCTGAATTTGAGGAATTTATTTTCAGTGCTATGCGGGCGAGATTTAAAAATTTTCAAGTCCGCCATAGCCGGGAGGAAAAAGTCAATCCCAAACTGACCGCCCATCAAATTGAACTGGCGCAAGTTGAAGCCGAGATTGAAAAACTACTTGATACGCTAACCGGAGCCAACGCAACACTTCTTGCCTATGCTAACAAAAAAATTGAAGAACTGGACACTCGCCGCCAGACCATTTCAAAGGAGATTGCGGAAATGTCCATTGAAACAATGTCACCCCAAAAGGAGCAGGAACTCTCTTATTACCTCGACCATTGGGACAGCATTGAATTTGACGACAAAAGGAAAGCCGTTGACGGCCTGATTATTTCAATCAGCGCAACTAGCGACCACGTTCAAGTAGAGTGGAAAATCTAAGCTCTAACTTCTGGATTATCCCACTCTACTTACTTTCAAATCTATCTTTTCTTTTTAATCTTGTTTGTACCCCTTGTACACCGTTGCTTTCGTATCTTCAGTCAAAGGATAATCGAAATCAAGATATGGTTATTCTTAATTCAGAATTTCATACGTCAATTAGTCATATCATTGCTGGTATGATTAATATCAAAGATCCTAAAATGTCAATTACTGCTTTTGTTGATACACATATTCTGTCTAAATCAAGAGATAAGAATATTGGTGATGCTATAAAATTTTTCTACTTTTCTATTAAGGAAGATTTAGAATTAGTAAAAGATAGTCAAGAGAGACTTAGAGATATACGAGCAACACTTTTAGATATGACGGCTGTTAAAATAGAATCATCATCTGAGGAAGATTCGTACACTATTTTTGAGATATTAAACGCTAGAGGACAGGATTTGGCATCACATGAGTTGTTAAAAAATTATATTATGCGATATATTCAACCTGTTGAACTACGTGACGAGGCAAAAACGAAATGGGAGGATATGGAAAGAGTCCTTGGATCATCCATTGATAAGTTTGTACGGCACTATGCAATTCATCGTTATGGAGACATACGAGATAAATATAATTCACCATACCAAGCTATTCAAAAAAACAGTCGTGGGAAACAAGTTGCGGATTTGTATAATGATATTAAGTTAAAATCAGAATACTATGAAAAGCTAATACATCCAAGCAATGGAAGGGAAGGAAATTGTAGTTCCACTGAATTTGAGATTTTTGACTTTTTTAGAGTGAAAAGATTTGAACAATTTAGACCGATCCTACTTAGCTTAATGCATCAAAAAGAAAAGGAAATTCTTGATGCAAAGAAATATGAGCTTACTCTAAAATATATTTATAATTTTTTTGTGTGTTATACAATTATTGGAGAAGAAAAATCCAATAAATTAGAAGATGTGGTGTTTAAGTATTCAAAGCTCCTTGAAGAGAATTATTCTGATGAGGTATTACAGGAATTTTCCACTGACCTAAAAGGAAAATTACCGGGCTATGAGTGGTTTTTAAATGCTTTTAAAAATATTGGTTGGTCTAAACATTTTGGTCTTTATACAGGAGATAAAAACAAAAAACGTGTTCAAGTGGTTCTTGAAGTGATTGAAAAGTTTGTCTCTCAAAGAAATGAAGTCTCTGAGTTTTCTATAGAGCATATGCTTCCGGATGCTGAAGATATAAAAAATTCTCAGATAGGTAATTTAATTCCTCTAGAAGAGAAATTAAATGGAAATCTCGGCAAGAAACCGTTAAGCGAAAAATGGGATGTATATGAAAAATCTACATTTTTTTCTTGTCGGGGTGTTGTAAAACAGTATAAAAGTAAAAGTTTTGATCCGCAAAAGAGGACAGAATTCTTAGCTAAACTTATATTTAATAATGTTTTGGAATTAAATCAGTTTGATTTTTCAAAGGATTAATAACGATGTATCACGTTTGTTAACTAAGCGTTCAGCTGCCTTGAAATTGATATGAACAGGGGCACGATCAGCTGGATTCGGAGAAAAATCGAATACAGGAGACCAGCTATGAAAAGTCAAGCTTAAATTAGCTAGAAATTAATAAATCCTTTTCGTGGTAAAAATGGGTAACCTTAATAAGGCTCCCTGGTGGGCGCTTTTAAACAAATCTATCTCTTTGTCAAAGTGTCCATGCGAGTTCACTTTGAGAAGATGAGCCAGATGAGTCATAGCATAGAAGCAATAGTTTCCGGTGTTGGTGCGTCCTTGAGAAGCGCATAGACAGATTTTTGATGCAGACCTGATTTGAAGAAATACTGCAATTCAGGGAATATCTCATCCACATAAGAAGTCAGCTGAATCTTTAAGTGACGGGGGGGCGGACAAAAATGTGGAGGACGCATCTACGCTTGATACATTTTCACTTGAGATGTTTGAGAACATCGCTTATGTGATGGCAAAGCATGCAGATGCCAATATTCCGGATACGCCAGAAGAATGGTTAGATGGATTTAATACGTTCTCAATCTATCAGGTTCTTCCACAGCTCATTGAGCTCTGGGGGTTAAACGTTCAGACGGATGTAAGTGCTAAAAAAACTTCGTCCAACAGATCGCTCGATGACAACACCTTTATTTTTGCTTCGTTGCGTACAGATGGGGATTAGTATCCGAGACCTGGATTTGCTTACCATTGGCCTCGTGAATGATATGTATGCTGAAAACAGCAACGATGATTATAAAGGATATATGGAAGTGGCGACTCAGGAGGACTTCGACAAATTTTAATGAACTGGTAGCTTTTGGAGTATGAACAATTTGTAAAATACTGATTTTGTATTGCTTTTGTCCGGACAAATGGATGTAATAGAGTTAGAAAAAATTCGAAAGGGGTGTTTACTATGGCAACAAAATCAGCAAATTTATACGCACGCATTGAGCCCGATGTAAAAGAACAGGCAGAAGGAATCTTAGCAGCATTAGGAATTCCTGCATCCAATGCAATAAATATGTTTTACAAACAAATTATTCTTCAAAGAGGACTTCCTTTTGAAGTGAAAATGCCATCCGCTCGTCCTGTAGACGTTAGTGCATTATCAGAAGCACAGATGAATGCAGAACTAGAGAAAGGATATGCGGATATGCAGGCTGGTCATACTAGAGCAGCAAAATCTGTTTTTGCTGATATCCGCAAGGATTACAATTTATGATTTATGATATCGTGATTTCAGATCAGGCCGAGATAGACCATCGTGGAATCTTCGAATACATTGCTTTTGAACTGTAGGCACCAGAAAATGCAAGTGGTCAGTTTGATAGGCTTGAAGCATGTATTATGGATCTTGATCATATGCCGAAGAGATATCGACAATATGAATTGAAACCATGGAAAAGTCGAGGGCTACGTGTAGCGCCAGTAGACAATTATCTTGTTCTATATATTCCGGATGATGATACACAAGTGGTTACGATTATCCGTGTTATGTACGGTGGACGAGATGTGAATACGCAATTAAACAGATTTACAAAAACAAAATAATTTGAAAGCATTAATCAGAAATGGTTGGTGCTTTTTTCATGCCTGGAGAAATCTGCGCTTTTTTTATGCCAATTTTTACGGAAAGAGCAGAGCAGGCAAACACAGCTCTTGCAAATGGCGATATTTCTCAGGAACAGTATGACGCACTTCAAAGAGAAATCATTGAGACAGAGCAGGATTTAAAGAAATTAGAAACACAGGCAAATCAGTCAGCTACAGCCATGCAGAAGATTGCAGCTACTGGTGAGAAGCTTAAGACTACAGGAGATAATATTTCGAGTGCCGGTCAGAAGCTCCTACCGGTGACTGCAGCAGTTACTGGTATGGGAGCTGCTTCTCTTAAAACGGCAGCGGATTTTGAAAGTTCGATGTCCCAGGTACAGGCGACAATGGGTATCACGAAAGACTCCATGTCTACCGTTGATGGCCAAAGCGTCAATACGATGATGACGATTGTTCCTAAAATTTCCGGAGCAATTACAGCAGTAAAAAAGATGCTTTGCGATAATTCTGAACTGGAAGCCAAGCGTGATGCCCTGCAGGAAGAAATCGCTGTGACGGTGATATTCAAAGACGGCACTGAAATGAAAGCAGAATAAGGTATGAAGCAGATACGACACTCGGGATTTATGTCCTGGGTGTTTTTGCTATGTGTACAAAGTGCAAATTTCGAGATGAGTAGATTGAAGTGAAAGCAAAGATGTGTTATAATATTATCCGATTAGTGTTATTTTACAAATTTCAGATGAGGTGATACGAATGCTGAAAAATAATATAGAAGTAGATGTAAAAATCAAGTGTATAGAAGCTGGAAAAACACAGGCACAGCTGGGAGAGATGATTGGTTCAACAGGACAATATGTAAATCGTATCATCAAAAAGGGCGATGGCGTTATTAATAAAACTTTTGTAGAGATGCTGGATGCTCTCGGTTATGATATTCAGCTCACATATGTAAAAAAGGAGGAGGCATAATCAATGGCATATGAGTCACCATTAACGATAGCAGAAGTCGTGAAGGATATTTGTGCTAATAAATATGTTCTCCCGTCAATTCAAAGAGAATTTGTATGGAGTACCGCACAAATTGAGAGACTTTTTGACAGTGTAATGCAAGACTATTGTTTTATCTTTTGGAGATACAAACGATGAGAGAATTGAAGAAGCAGTACTCTGATATTAATTCAAGAATGCCTCGGCATTCTTGCTGCGAGGTGCGCGTCATGCAATTGCATGACATACTTCTACTGCGCACCTCTGCAATCCTGCCGGAGGCTATATCAGCTGGGGGATTGACTCCCCCACTGATACAAGCTTGTTTCTCACCACCTATAGAGGTGGGAGTCATCTCCCAGCTGATATATATAGTTAATAAAGAGAGGTGCATATGCTATGCCAGGTATACTCGTGGTTGAAGATGATGAAAATTTAAATCGTGG